CTTGATCTACTGGTTGGAACTACCTCAGCGACGGAGCTGGGGTCCAGTGTGATCGTACAAGGGCGCCACCGCCGTGCGGTGGTCTCCATTGAGTAGCCTGGCGTCGTTAACTGGCCGGGTTACGTGGGATATATAATACACGCTCGTGTTCCTCTTCGCACCTCCCACCAGGGTGCTAGGACTTGCGTACTCTTCAAGTTTTGCATGCTTTGTAGACCTCGGTGAAACTCCGTAGCGAACAGTAGCAATGCATTTTGATGTTGATGGCATTTTCCGTGAGGCAAACTTCCCCTTCCCTTTCCTTTCATTCAGAAGAACGAATGGAAACTGAACATCTTTTAGAACTTTGCAACACCCGTGAGGACTATGAACTGAGACCCGATGGTAATGCCGAGGAGTTATCATACAACTCTGACGTGTTATCGACTTCAGGACATAGGAATCCAGTACCACCTGCAACATCGGTTTTTCTGCAACAAGGCATTCCCCCTCGGCGACAAACGGTCGTGTCACCTATTAGCGATCCACACAGAGCTTCGGCCTCCCTGGGATCGACGGTGTTCCCCTTTGTTCCGTCGGTATATAGTGATGATGAAGATGAAGATGATTTGAAGTTAGAACTTGAGATTGTTACACCGCAAGACCCGGAGCATATTGACTTCCCTGTCTCCCAACCTGAACCATCGCACCTCATTGTCCCACCTACTCGACAACGCTTACGCATGCCCTCAACTCCTGAATCATCGGCAGCAAGCTTGTCAGCACCGCTTTTTGCCACAGACATAACTGATTTTGAAGAAAGACGAACCGTACCCAATTCACATCGACATTTCCATGATATTGGCCGTACCACTGATGAACTACCTGAACCAGACACTACCTCCCACATTTCAGCACGTTTGCCCAATGAAGCACGTATTAGCATCCCGTTCTGTACACCCATGAACGAAGACGCCACTTTTAACGCCTTTGATGCTAGTATCCCAGAACACAGAGTCCCTGATTTCCTCAGAAACTGGCTTGATGAAAACCGCGACGCTTTTCATAAGCATGTCGTTGAGCGTTTCTCTGATTTCCCAGCTTGCTTTCGTTCTCTGGCTTACATCGTGTATGCTTCTATGAACACTAAACGTTTTAGTGGCCGTGTTGCAAATCATCCACATGAGGACTTCCAATACATCGTTGCCCCCAATTTTCGTGAAATTAAAGTTTGGAAACGATGGTATGTGCTTAACCCTGATGCCCCACTCGAACTTACCCAATGGGAATACGACGGATACCGTGTGCGCTTTTCTGATTTCTTTGGCCCTGCTTCTCGCTGGGTTCTTGAGCGTACTTTTGGTAATGTTGGTATCTACCGTCGTCGTACTAGAGAAACGTGGTCTATCACCGTTGGTTCCATGCATTACATGCTTGCTCATGATATTGAGGTTGCTCTTGCAACTCGTCAATCTGCTTCTGCATGGGGTGTTCGTGTTTACAACATTACTGAGGCTAAAATGAAAAGTTACGGATGTGATAAACAAGACTTTGCTTTTCATATTAAGCACACCATTCATTTATTAGATCGCAAGATTGTTGACACTGCTCATAGCATGCCGGATCAGCTTCGTCTTGATCGAGCCGTTGATGCTCTCAACCTCAAGCCTGTTTGGTATCGTTATTGGTGGTGTTATGCTCTTTTCTTTAGCCTTTTCTTGCTCATTACCCTTTGTTACGTTTATGAATGGACTGATCACCACAAGAAACTCATGCATACTGTACTGCCCTGGTTCTTTTTCTCTTTCTTTATGTTGTTGCTTTTGATTATATCTTATTGGTGGATTACTGATGACACACCCAAACCATGCCGCCCGTTTACAGAAGGTGTTCGTAAACGCAGTGCCCCACGTATTGACGTACCCATGCGCCGCGGTTGTTTCGTTGAATCAATTGACTGGCCCACTGGCACTGTTAAACCTCCTTCTGCCGTTACAAGACTTGGCCCACGTATTCCTACTGTTTTCTCGATCCACGGCAATACACTTCATAATATTACTGGTGGTGTTTCAAATCGACAGTTTCGTGACAATTTATTGACCGTTGAAGACGCAGATTTTGAAGACTTTGCTGACGTTGTTGGTAATGCTAACCCATTCGCAACTCTTCCTGCTATGACTTCTGTCCAAACTCGTCAACATTATGAATCCACCCGTAAACATTGGCCTCCTTATAAACGTGCGAAATATCTTGCTCTTGTCGCCAAACATCCTAGGTTAGACCCTGATATTATGGCAGGAGCACACAAAACTTTTATTAAAACTGAGATTGTGACGACCGGTGTCAACAAAGCCCCAAGAGTTATCAGCGCTGCTTCAGACGAGGTTATGGTTAACACTGCCCATATTTATGGCTCTATGTCTAAGCACCTCAAAACGGTATTTGATGGGACTGGCACATTTTATTGGGCATCTGGTCGCTCATTGAAAGAATTAGGTGAATGGTTTACTACATCTGCTGCTTTATACGGAAATGATGTTGGTTTCTTTGAGAATGATTATGCTAAATTTGATAGCTCTCAAGGACCTTGGGTTTGGGCCACTCTCCGTGCAGTGTACGATAAACTACTTGCAAATTGCTCTCCGGAAGAAAAAGCAGTCATTACTAAACACATGGAATTGCTCTCTCAACATTGGCATGCAGATTTTCATAGTCACAAGGATGACGCGCATGCTAGATTCATGGTTACACCTTCTCGTGCAAGTGGCGACCCCGACACTACCGTTGGTAATGGTATTGTCAACATGATGTTACTCACTTACGCCATTGTTAAATCTGGACTTGACCTTGCACGTTTTCGTACCGCTATTGCTGGTGATGATAGTTTAATGTTGGGACGCATTGCAGACTTACGTTTGATTAACCTTGAACATATTTCGCGCATGGGTATTGCCTGTACTCCTACAGTTAGTACCAACTATGCTAAGGTTGAATTCTGCTCTAAAGTGTTTATTCGTATGAATGTGCCCACCGGAAGACGCAACGCTCATGGGGAACATATCCTTCGTGCTGCATATGTTCCCGTTGTTAAACTTGGTCGTACTTTGGCTCGTGCACCGTTAACCCATAAATATTTTGTTGATCACTCCCCTTCGTCCATGGCTTACGCTGCTATTAAAATGCGCAGCCTTGGTGAACAATTATTCTATATTCCTGGGATTAGTCAGTTTTATCTTCGACTTGCTGATCA